CTATGCAGCAGCTAGAACTTTGGAAAGCATATCAGAACCACTGGTGCGAACATAAACCAAGCATCACTGTTTATTACACTGATAACGAGTTCTTGCAAGTAGCACAGTGGATATGGGAGAACTTTGACTTGTGTAGTGGGATTAGTTTGTTGCCATATAGTGACCATGTATATCAACAAGCTCCTTATGAGGACATCGACGCTGAGAAGTATGATGAGCTAGTAGCGTCTATGCCGCAGGGGGTGGATTGGGATGACCTAGAGAAGTACGAGGAAGAGGATAACACGACAGGAAGTCAAGAGTTAGCATGTGTAGGTGGTGCGTGTGAGATAGTGTAGTAAAACTTAGGGGCCGCAATGGCCCCTTTTTTATTTGTTTCTTTCAGCTTCTTGTCTTTCATCATACTCTTCAGCACCGCCAAGGAACCAGTTGTAAACTAGGTTGCCTACTACAGGCACGGGCTTGACCAGCTTTGCTACGTTAGGGTCATCCTCAAGAAGCTCCCCTCCTAAACTAAGCGCACTGTCTATGATAGGAGTAGCAGGAGCTATGGTATTTATAACTGCACCTTTCCAATCGCCGTTAGACAGGTAGCGATCAGTGGTGTACCTATTGATACCATACACGCTAAGAAGATTCCACATCGCTCTATCAGGTATGTCTTCAGCTTTAACTTCCCTACCTAACACTAGGTCTTTAGCGTACTGAGTCCCTGTGTTAGCTGTGGATAAGTAAGCCGCCAGAAGTGCTGCGTTCTTAACTGCTTCCTTCTTGTTACCTTTCGCATACTCTTGCACTACATTCCTACGAACTACGTCAATCTGTTTAAGAGTAAAAGACTTAAGCATGTAAAGTATACGATGATTAGGGTTGTTCAGATAAGCCTGAGGGAACTCACTCAAAGTCACAGGCTGAACGTCAGACAGCTCATTGAACAAGAAGTACTTAACTGTGTCAGTCATGTTCCCTTCTTCAAGGTCTTTAATCAAAGCCTGAGTCTCGTCTCCGTAGGTAGACCCTATCTTCTTCTTAAACTTACTTAAGTCTTTCTTCACCATCTTCTGGGCGTTTTTATAAGCAGCATTAATAAAGGTTTCTTTACCTAGCCGGTCTAATTTTTTAAAGCCTGAACCTCTCATTACTTTTTCTAACATCTTAGAAGTTCCTTTTAAACTTCCCTCCGCTAGTTCTTTAGAGATTTCATCTAGCCCTATATCTATCAGCTCAATGTTTTTAGTTTTGAAGAGACTAGCTAGTGTATTCCGAAGACCGTTAAGAGCACCTGAAGTACCTAGATCACCTAGCTGAGTAATCGCGGAGACAGGGTTAGCAATAGTACCCATGTATCCTAAGTCCCGGATGGTGGCGTTCAGTGCTCCCGGAGATTGTTCTCCCCCTACGAAACGACTCTTAAGCATCTCAAGCATATCAGCTTCTTGTTCTGGACGAATACGCCCTTTATTTATAGCGTCCTCAACGTAGTTACCTATTGACTTGTCAGCGTCTAACATCCCTTCTTTGTTAAAGGCTCCAAACTGACCCATGAACTTTCTCTTTTCAACATCGTTCACAGCCCTACGTAAGTAGATAGCTAATGATTCTTCAGGAGAAGCGTAGTACTTCATCTGGTCGTCGCTTAAAGTTAGCTTACGCTGACGAACAAAACCCGGCTGACCTTTTTTAATACCGAAGGTATGACCCCTCATCAGCATGTCAATTACTTCTGCGTTTTCTTCTGGCGTTAGTTTCTCAGCAGAGATACCTTTTTTAGCAGCATATCTATTCTTCGCCGCGCCTATCAAGCCTTTCTGCTGCACGTTTAAGCTTTTTTGTAGACCTTCTAAATCTTTAACAAGACGAGGGAAGTAGTTATCAACCTTCTGGAAGGAATGACCTGAAGCTTTTAGATCATCACCCATCTTCTTTAACATAGGCACGATCTTCTTGTCAAACTCTGTGGACAACTCACGACCCATCAGCGCCCTAGCAGCGTCGAAGTCTTCGTTATATAACAAACGTGCAATGTTGTTCTTTACAGGAGCATTAAGCTGAGAGAAACCCTTAACCCAGTCTTCAGCTTTACCAAGGGCTTGAGACGTATTCCTATGCGAGTCAAACTCAAACCTACGTAGTCGCCCAAAGGTCTGCTCATCTATAGCCTTAATACGGGTACTAAGTACGCCTAGAATCTTATCAACTTTGCTATTAGTATATCGACCTACAGCACTGTCGTTGACAACTACATCGTCTGCTTGCTTCTGTGCTACCTTTGCTGGAGAGATGTTCAGTTTAGCACCTATGCGTGTCTGTGCTGCCTTAAGTTTATTAAGGTCTATACCCGCTTCCTGTAAAAGCTCTTTCCCCTTTAACGGATCAGCTCCCCGCGCCAGCGCTTTGTCCATCTCTATCTGAGCTTTCCTTACTAGCTTCTTAGCACCTCTGTCTCCTAATACCTTAGCACCACCTACAAAAGCACCACTAAGTACACCGCCTGCAGCTGCGGATATGCCTGCCTTAAGAGGGTCTATCTCTCCAGCTTCCGAGTATACATAATCGTCAGCAATACTACCGAAGCCTGCAATAGCTGTACCTAAAGCAATGCCTCCCTTTACTGAAGAAGCTGCAGGTATTAGGTTGATAGGATCAACTACTGCCTTAGAGATAGCACCTGCTAAAGCTCCCTTAGATTCAGGCTGATAGTCAAACATAGGGCCTGACATTTTCATCAAGGCTCTTTCGTTTCTTCTTTTAATAGCCAAACGTCTTTCGTTACGCGGCAGCTTGCTGATGTCTTCTTTAAACTCTTCCTCAACAGTAGTACCTGAGGGCATTGTCCCCATGGCTACAGGACTGTATCCGTAAGGAGTGGTGTAACCTTTGGCCCACGTAGGTACAGGATTAACAGCGTCTAAAAAATTAAGAGCGTTGGAGATGTAACTGGGGTTTTTAATAAACTCAAACAACGCTTGTCTTGTTTCGTTTTCTTTGCCTCTTGATAGAAACTCACTTTTCCCATCTTTTTTAATAACCAAGTCACCAGCTACTGCGTCTAACTCTTGAAGTCTTGCAGAGTTATCTATATCTTCCTGTGTTATAACATGCTCAATGTCTATGACATCGTCTTCCTCAGAAAAGATACGTACAAGTTTATCGTCTTTTATGCGATCTCCCGGTCGCACTCCTAGCCTTTGTAAATTAAAGCTACCTACAATATCTTCAAGAGTTAAAGTCTTGCCTAACTCGGCTTCTCTAGCTTCTTGAGCAGCTTGCTCTGCAACTTCTTGTGCAGTTACCTCCGCAGCCACAGCTTCCCGTCTGGCTCTTCTCTGAGCCAAAGGGTTAACTTCGGTTTCTTCTTGCTGTACGTCTAAAGCTGCTGTTATGTCTACCATATTTATTTGTCCTAACTTTTTAAGAGTGACGCTTAGATATTACCAAAGGGGTCGTCAGCTTGAGGGGATGGAGTCTTGTCTGGCAACGGCCTGCCTCTGCTGTCTACCTCACGTCTCTCTTCCTTGTCGGGATCTGAGCCTTCTGGTATTTGATCTAAAAGTTTAACAGCAGTAACTGCTTTTTCCAAGGCCTCTTCAGGAGATAACCTTTGTCTAGCCATTAACTCTTTAGCTTTAAAGTAAATAGCTTGTTTAGTTTCATCGCTAATATCCTTTACAAACCAAAACCAGTTAGTAAACTCTGTTTCTTCCAAGTCTTCTATCTTCTTTTTGAACTTTTTTGATCCTAAGATACGATCAAATGCTTTTTCTTCGTCAGCACTAGGGCCTTTAATAACCGCATTAGAAGTGCCGAAAAGTAAAGAGGATGCTTTTTCTAAAGTTATTGCACCTTTTTCAATAAACAATGCAAGGTTTTCATTCCCATTATCTCTCGCTTGTTTAGCAAATAATGCACGAGACACGCCTTGCTGCGCTAGAAGTGCGTCTTCTCTACCTTTTGCTTCACCAGCAGCAGTCTTTTGCATAGCTAGTTGTTCTTCTTTAACCACTAGTCCTCGTTCTGCCCTATCTTCTTGAGTCTTTGCTGTAGCCATTGCTTGAATCCTAGCAGCAGTCTGAGCAGCACCAGCTAAGTCACCAGTAGCTTGTTGTATACCTGCTAGTTTACGTAAGTCCTCTGGCTTGCTTAAGTCCAGCTTTGCCATAGCCATCTGTAATTGCTCAGAAGGAGTCATAGCGTCTCCGCTTACCAATCCCTGCACTCCGCGCTGTAAACCTTTGGCACGTTGTGAGCCAAAGGCTAACCTCTGTTGCTCTGAGCTGACGCCTCCTCCTAAAGGATCAGGACGGTCGCTAGGCATGCCCGTAAGTAATCTTGCAATATCTGTTCTAGCCATTATCCTTTCTCCTTAAAATCCAAGCCCGCCCAATATACTATCAAAAAGCCCCTCAGTGCCTTCCAGCAAAGGAGCATTTTTGTCAAGTATTCTATTAAGTATTTGTTCTTGTGCTGTAGCTTGCTGACCAAACAAAGAACCTAAGATTGCTTCGCCTTGCTGTAGTTGTAGACGGTTAGCTAAATCTTCCGCTTGTAGTCTTGCTTCCAAACCACCCAGACCCATTTGCGTAGCTAGTTCAGTACCAGTCCTACGACCAACATCAGCAAAACCAGCAGGTACTTGACTAGCCGACAGCATAGACAATGCTTGCTGCTGTGGTTGATAACCAGCAGCTTGTAGCATACCACCCAGCTGACCAGCTTGTAGCATCTCTGCTTGTGCCTGCTGACGTGCGCCTAAGTTAGCCCGAGCCATAGCTTCCTGACGCGCAGTCTCTTGTGCCAGCAGCTCAGGAGAAGAACCACCGTAAGCAGCAGAGCCTAAGCCTAGACGACCCTGTGACAGTAGACGCTCTTCTAATGCTAGACGCTGACGCTCTTCTTCAGGACGCTGTGTAGCCCTTATTTGCTCGTATAGTTGCGCTTGTGCTGCAGCAGGGTCTGCGCCTACCTGACCAAACAAACCGCCTGCTTGCTGTTGTAGCTGCGTTTGGAGAGCCTGTTGCTCTGGAGATAAGTTTATAGCAAACCCACCAGAAGGGTCTGTAGCTACGCCAGCCAAACCACTTGTAACAGTGTAAGGTCTAAACTCTGTACCTGCTCGTGCTTCTTCAGCCAACGCTTGTGCACCTGCTTGAGTTTCACGGCCTAGCTGTTGCGCACCTCTAATGTTTTCTTGACCTAAGTAATACTCACCGCCTGTACGTAGCAAACCGCCTAAGTCAAAACCAGCTGCTTGAGGTATAAGAGCTGGGGCTGCTGTCTGAGCTTGAAAAGTAGCGTCTACAGAAGCAGGACTCATAGTGGGCGTTAATACGCTAGGGACTGGATTGAAGTTAGGAGTAGCGCCTGACATTCCGCTTGTAAAAAAACCGTTACTCATTAGTAAGAACCTCCAGTAATTGTGTCAGCCGTCAATGTGCCTGTCACGTTTACGGTAGCGGCTGTTACAGTACCAGTAAATGTAGGATCAGCAGAGTTAGCTTTAGTAGCACTTGCTGTCGCTATGTTGTTAAACTCAGTGTCGATCTCTGTACCTTTAACAATCTTAGCAGGATTGCCCGAAGGGAGAGAGTCCTTGGTTGCAAAGTTAGTTGTCTTAGTGTAATTAGACATTTAGATAAGTCTCCCTAGTAGAGCATGTATGTCAATTTTTTGAATAGAGAAAGCAGCATTGTTAATCTCAGCTTCAATGCCAATAGTTACTACCTCACCACTACCGCTGGTGTTAACCTTTGGTGTGTTGATGAGAATAGAAGAGGTGTACTCGCCTGTGGTGTTGTACTCAGTAGCGCCATACTCAGCAATGTTGCTAGAGCCAAATGTAAAGACCTGCTTAGTGTATGCAGACGTGTAGTCATAACCCCAGTTAAGTGTAGTAGGTGTGTTCTGACCACCTATGATAGTCAAGTTAAACTTCTTTAGGAACTTCAGGTTAGATGTGTTACCAAAGTCCATAGGGTTACTGAAGTAGCGCATCTCGTACTTAACAGCTCCATCTAAGTAACCTTCATATTTAACAATGCCTGAAGAGATACCTATATAGATAGTACCGTCTGATATAGTAGTAAAGGCTAGAGGGTACATGCCAGACCATGTAGTAACACGGTGAGACGCATCCTCTAGCTGTCTACGCATATCAAAACAATAGACCATGTTGCTGTCAGGCAGTGTCAGTAAATAGAAAGCCTCTTCTGGATTGTACATTGCTTTGATGGGGTTAGTCTGTAGCATAACCTGTTCAATCAAATCATTACGTACATTCTTGCTTATGTCGCGCATAGGCATGGACTTTTCTTGTATTACTCTACCAAGGCTGCGCACACCAGCGTCTGATAAGAACAACACATCTGTGCCTGTGTGTTGTACTGAGTCACGAGCTATACACCCCACGCCTTCAATAGTATCTTGCAACACCATAGATGCAGGACTTTGAGCGCCTGAGTAAATTAAGATAGAGTTCTTGCCGAAGATAATCAAGAAGTCATTATGACCTGCTAGAGCTACTACCTCGTCAGTACCTGTAGGCCATACAGTAGTAAGGTCTAAAGAACCTGAGCTACCACCTGACCACTGCTTACCTAGCAATAAATCACTAAAGTAGACAGTGTACTTGTTACCAATAAGGTCAGCAGCCCATAGACGACCGTATGCGGCGATTACTTCGTTAGCCTCTGGCTGAGTACCCGTGGCTTGTTGATGGTCTTCAGCGGGTGCTAGAGCACCGTTCTCGTACAGTAAAGGCTTATGTCCAAGCTGGTACAGGAAAAAGCTGTCAGCAAGTGTAGCTACTTTCCAGTTGTTGCCAGTAATTGTGTAACCTGCTGGAGTTATATCAGTTAACGTAGTAGTCCCTGTAAATATCTTATTGTTACCAGCAGAGAATACTATTTTAGTACCATCTCTTTTAACAAACTCATGTACAGTCTCTATACCACGACTACTTCCTAACACAGAAGCACCGTTAGTAGAGACTTCTTTCCAGCCCTTACGCGCACCAATACGGCCTAGCTTGTCTATAACACAGTTGTCTGCAACAGAAGCAAACGAAGGATCAATACCAATAGGTGAGTCCTGTGTGTTTAGACCAGCAAAGCCCGGAGCAGCTACTGTAATGTTCTGTAATTGTTTGGCCATTAAGAATACCAGATAGTTTCTTCAGGATGTTGTGACGCATCTATAGCAATAGCATCAGACAATGTTCTGTCAGCCAGAGCAAACAACTCTGCTGCACTTGTACCGCCAGTCTCTCCACGCTCTCTAGCACCCAGTGCTGTAGCAATCTGCACTACAGGTGACGAAGGTACTGCCAGAGTCTCTGTGTCTTCTGTGAAGTCTGCTGTACGTAGCACCACGTTAAAGCGTAGCTGATACACACCGTCAGGCTTAGGGTAGATGTCCACAGCGTTGTCACCAGCAGCGTTAACACCGTTGAAGCTGTAGAACTGTGGAGAACCCAGAGGCGGTGTCTCAATCAAGAAAGCGTTGTCCATCCAGCGAGAAGGACGGTACTGCATGAAGAAGTCTGAGGTGTCGTTAATAACGTCCAGCAGCTTCATTCTGTTCTGTGAACCAGTCAACACATAGTTAAAGGTTGTGTCGTCTGTGGTTACAGTCAGTGTAGTACGCAGAGCTGTCCAGTCGTAGGAGTCTTCTACAGAGCGTTTAGCGTCATTAACAAACTCTCCAATAAGTTTAGAGTAGCTGTTCTGAGAAACTGATGTTACTTCGTCTTCTCTGAGTCTACGCAATACGCTGTTGACTAATTGTAAGTATGTCATTATTATCTAGACCTTTGTATTAAAGCGTTATTAGTCAGCATGCCCGGAGGTCTGGTGCGTAACTGTGGTGCTCGTTGTAAAGTTTGTTGTGCTGAAGGAACAGGAACAAAAGTAAAAGGATTAACAAGTTCCTGTGTAGCTCCTATTTGTGTTTCTAATTGTAACATGTCTCTGAAAAGAGAGTCTGTAGTTCGTGTTGGAGACGCGCCGGTTAAGCCTCGTTGGCCTTGCTCTCCCTGCTCTCCCTGCTCTCCCTGCTCTCCCTGCTCACCCTGCTCTCCCTGCTCACCCTGCTCTCCGTCTACACCATCAATGCCGTCAATGCCATCAGTACCATCTATTCCATCTATTCCGTTTACTGGAGCAGGTTCCGGAGTAGGTACTGGAGTAGGTACTGGAGTAGGCTCTACAGGAGGCACTACAGGAGTCTCTACAGGAGTAGGCTGTGGCGCGGGATCAAACGTAGGTTCTTTAAACGGGTCTTCCTCAAACGGGTCAAATGTGATACCTATGTCTATAGGCTCAGGTGTAGGAGTTGGTTGAGTAGTCGGTACAGGCTCTGGTTCAACAGTAGGTTCAGTTGTTGTTGACGCAGAATAAGTACCTTCATCCCAGTCTATGTCATAAAAAATATCCCCAATTTGAACTTGCCAGTCTCCCTCTTTGCCCCACACAGCTCCTTCTGAACTTCCAAGAACTACAGTATCTTCTAGTATCTCCCTATCGTCCCATCTTGTTCTTCTTCCTTCTTCGTCTGTAAGGATAACCCCCTCATAACCACCTCTACCAGAACCTCCTTGTTCGCCACCATTGTCAACAGGTGCTGAAGCAGGTGGAGTAACAGGCGCAGGTGCTGGCTCAGGAGCAGGTGCTGGAGCAGGCTCAGGTGCTGGAGCTTCTTCTTCTTCTGTCTCTGTAGGTAAAGTTGGCGGAGGTATTACCACTTCTATAGGATCAGCTACAATAGGCTCAGTAACAATCTCTGGAGTTATAACAGGTGCTGGAGTAGGTAAAGTCTCTGGGGTCACGCCTGTTTCAAAAACATCTTCACCTATAGTAATAATAGGATCAGGTTCTTTAAAGGGGTCTTCTGCCATAGCTCTGTCAAGTAGTATGTCAGAGATAGCAGCCGCTATGTCATCTTCATCATCTACTTCTTCTTCAGCTATGCCGCCAAGACCCGCACCAGCGCCAACAAGATTTACAGGAACACCGCCTAAACTTAGACCAGACTCTACTGCTCCTGCTGCTCCAGTAATAGGAGAACCGCTTGACGGTGTGAAAGTGCTAGAGCCAGGCTGTCCAGCTATGTTGACACCAGACAATGCTACGTTTATAAAGTCACTAGCGTCAGCATCTCCTGATATAATATTAGTAGCTGATATAAAACCTTCAGAAAGACCGCCAGTAGCTACGCCAAGAGCAGCTCTTAGATACGGGTTGATACCTGCAAAGACACTCTCAGGAGGCGTGTAAACAGTAGAGTAAGTACCCGCTGGGCCGTAAGACTGATAAGACCCTGATGCGCTATAGTCATCACCCAGTGTCTGTGCTAAAGCGTTCTCACCTACGCCTGTTGTGAAGTACAGAGTTTGTCCATCTACTTCTATAGAGGGCGGTATGTCGTTCTCTTTAAGA